GGGTAGCAAATTCATTTAAGAAAAAAAAGAAAAAAGAAGGATATTTTGCAGAAGATAGTTATACAGATTATCCGAAACAAGCAAGTGAGAATGCAAAGGCTGCTTTAAGATATGCTGAAGAATATGGATGGAAAGAATGTGGCACTCTAGTAGGCAAAGCAAGAGCAAACCAATTAGCTAACAATGAGCCAATAAGTAGAGATACTATTGCAAGAATGGCATCATTTGAAAGACATAGAGAAAATTCTAATAAAGAACTAGGCGATGGATGTGGTAGGTTGATGTGGTTAGCTTGGGGTGGAGATGCCGGTGTTGAATGGGCAGCAAGAAAATTAAAACAAATAGACAATACAAAACTTGCATTTGCGATTCAGTCAGAAAGCGAACATATTATTACTGGTCCGTTAATGATCCCTCAACAATTAATTTATAGAAATTCAGAGCAGTTTGGAGAACATTACGTTAAATTTTCAGTAGAGACTATTAAACAAATAGCAATTAAGTTTAGCAAGAAGGGGTATCAAAAGAACGTAAACCTAATGCACGAAGCAAATATGAAGGTTGATGGACTTACAATGTTTGAAAGTTTTATTAGCGATTCTAAGCGAGGTATTAAACCAATGGAAGCATTCAAAGATTTACCGGATGGAACTTGGTTTGGTAGTTTCTATGTAGAGAATCCTAAAGTATGGGAGATGGTTAAGGAAGGTCAAGTAAAGGGATTTAGTGTTGAGGGAATGTTTGATTATGACAAGCCAATGAGTGAAGATGAAAAACAATTAGCAGAATTAAGAGAAATTTTAAACAGTTTTTAAAAATCAATATAATAGTAATATGGAAGCAAAAGAAATTTTACAAAAAGTAAAGCAATATTTTAACGAATTAGCTGCACCTGAAAATTTACCAATGGCTGAACACACCGAATATGAATTAAAAGATGGTGGTAAAGTTATGATTGATAAGTTGGAAGTTGGCGGAGTTGTTATGATAGACGGTAATGCAGCATTGCCAGGCGAAGCTGAATTAGTAGATGGTTCTAAAATGACCATCGGAGATAACGGAGTAATTACCGAAATCAAACTTGGAATGCCTAAAGAAGAAGAAAAAGAAATGATTGAACCTATCCAAGATATGAGTTCAAAGTTTGCTGCTTTTGAAACATTGACAAGCGAGAAATTTGCTAATTATGAAATTAAGTTTTCTGCATACGAACAACGTTTTGCTGATTACGAAGTTAAAATGAAAAAAGCAAACAAGGTAATTGATGAACTTTTAAAATTATCTACTTTACTTGTGGAAGCACCAGTACAAGCACCTGATAATTCAGTAAGAACTTCAAATGCTTTTAAAGAAGTAGAAGAAAAGAAATCACTAAATATTTTATTTAACTAAACAATTATAAAAAAATGGCATTAGCTTTTAGCGGATTATCCGCATACACAAAACAACTTGTTAAACCTCTATTGACTAGCGCAGTATTTGAGGCAAAGACACAACAATTAATCCTTGCAAATGGTATCGTTATACCGAACGTTAAAAGTTCAGTAGCTATTCCATTGATGGAAACAGATGCAGTATTTGCTGCTCAATCTTGTTCATTTGATGCGTCAGGTACAACTACTTTCTCTCAAAGATCAATTACAGTTGGTAAAATCAAAGTAGAAGAAAAAATTTGTCCAAAAGATTTGGAAGCGTACTTTACACAAGAGGCATTAAAAGCCGGATCTACTTATGAGGACTTTGGTAATGCAGATTTCCAAAAAGCATTTTTAGATAAGAAGAACGCACGTATCGCTGCTCAATTAGAAACTGCAATATGGCAGGGAGATGCAACAGGTGCTACTGCAAACCTTAATAAATTTGATGGTTTACAGAAATTAATCGCAGGTGGTTCTCCAGTTAACGCAAACGTATCAGGTTACACAGGAGTTGCTACAATTACAACTGTAACTGCTTCTAACGTTATCGCTGCTACTGAAGGTATCTACAAAGCAATCCCTGTTGCAGTATTAGCTAAAGGAGATGTTAAAATCTTCGTTGGTAACGATTGGTACAGAACTTTAATTCTTGCGTACAGAGCATTGAATTTGTTTGCTTACAATCCACAAGATTCACAAGCATCTTCATTTATCCTACCGGGAACTAATGTAGAGGTTATAAGTGTAAATGGTTTGAATACCACAGGAGATGCTTATGCAATTTCTTTAGGAAACATTGCAATGGCGGTTGACTTGGTTGATGAGGAGAATTCATATAAGATGTGGTACTCAGAGGACAACAATGATGTCAGATATCGCGTAGAATTTAAGCTAGGTGTCAATATCGCCTATAGTAATGAAGTAGTTTCTTTCTTAGCTGCAATCTAATTTTTTAACATAGGGAGGTAGTTTCTATCTCCCTTATTAATATTATAATATATGCCTTGTGCAATAGTAAGCGGATATACGATAGACTGTAGAGAAACAATCGGAGGGATTGATGCAGTTTTTTTCGCAGAATATGGTAACGTTACTCCACTTGATGCAAGCGGAATAGTTACAGGAATAACAAAAGTTGTTGGAAAAAAATTCTTTAAATTTGAAATACCTACAAAATCAAGTGCAGTTGCTACAAGCAATCCTACTGGATCTATTGAAAACGGTACTTTATTTTTTGAGCAGACTTTAGATTTTCCTATCAACAAAAGAGATGCAACTACAAGAAACATTGTAACTACTTTGTCAAAGAATAAAGTAATAGCAGTTACACTTGATAAAGATGGCACTTTCAGAATGTATGGTAAAGGTGCAGGATTATACTTAGTAGCAAGTACCGGAACAAGTGGTGCTGCTGCAGGAGATGCTAATGGTTATATGCTTAAATTTGAAGGTTCAGAAAGAGAAGATTTCTTTGAAGTAACAAACGCGGTAGGTATAGCCTTAACAACTGCAGGATAGAGTTTTTTAATTTTTAATTTATGCCCCGACCGATGAAAGTCGGGGTTTTTTTAGTATGATTAATTTAACAAAAGGACTTACCCAAACAATTTATTTTACAGGTACTGAAAAGGCTACTATTAGTAACCCTTTCTTTTTATTTGTATTTATCCACAGAGTAACACTTGATGTTGTTAAGTTAATGGCAACTAATCAGAGTATAACTGGCAGATACGATAGTTTTGCATTTACAGTTAATAACTTTTTTAATTTAAAAGAGGAAGGCTTCTGGAGTTATACCATACATCAAAAAGTATCTTCAGGAGATTTAACAGTTGCCGGATTAATAGTAGAGGAAGGTTTTATGTATTTAAATCCTGCTACACCATTTGAACCTACTGAATACGAAGAACAAAATAATAATTTCGTTACTTATGGATTATAAAAATATTATCACAATAAAATTCGCACAAGCGGAGCAACCTAAATTTGAAGAGAAAAGGGCAAAGGGATATGTTGAATTTGGGCATCATAATAATTACCCTGAATACTTAATAGGATTATATAACGAAAGTCCTAAGCACGGAGCAATTATCAAGAGCAAGACTAATTACATATTCGGTCAAGGATGGGATGGTGTAGAGCAGAAGGCTAATACTAAGGGAGAAACGTGGAATCAAATTACTAAAAAATGTATTTTAGATGATGAACTTTTTGGAGGTTATTATCTACAAGTTATTTATAACCTATTAGGTCAGATTAAAGATGTATACCATCTTGAGTATCATAAAGTTAGAATTAATAAAGAACAAAACGAATTTCAAGTAAAAAACGATTGGCAAGATAACAAAGAGAAACCAAGATGTTATCCTGCTTTCAATATTCAAGATCCGGTAGCAAGTCAGATCTTATTTGTAAAACAATACAATCCTAAGTCTGATATTTACCCTTTACCGAATTATTTTCAAGGTTTAAATTACATTGAAAGTGATGTACAGGTAAGCAGACATATATTAGGTAATGCAAAAGATGGTTTTGTTGCTACCACTTTAATTAATTTAAACGGTGGCGAACCTGCAGAAGAGGCGAAAGAAGCAGTAGAAAGAGGAATTAAAAAGAAGTTTACAGGAAGTGAAGGCGATAGAGTTGTTATAATGTTTAACAAGTCAAAAGATAATAGTGCAGAGATTTTGCCATTATCTTCAACGATGTTAACTAAAGAAGATTTTACAAATGTTAATAATTTAATTCAGCAAGAAATATTTGCCTGTCATCAGGTTACTTCGCCTTCATTGTTTGGTATTAAAACAGAAGGTCAACTAGGTGGTTCTACAGAGATTAGAGATGCGTATAAAATATTTGCTAACACGTATGTTAACGAAAGACAACAAGCGATAGAAGAGGTATTTAATCAGTTATTTGAATACGTAGGGATTAAGGGAGATTATGAATTAATACCAGTTGAGCCATTAAGTTTTGAATTTAGTGAAGGTGTAATGGCTGCTAATATGACAAGGGAAGAAATTAGGGAGAAGTTGGGTTTAGCTTCTGAAGTTACTGCACCTATTTCAATAGATAATCCTTTAAATAGTCCTATTGAACAACCTATTGCAGCTTCAAATGAATCTATTAAAAATCTAACCGGCAGACAGTACCAAAACGTAATGAGGATTGTTAGACAGTTTACTAATGGTAAACTTTCTAAGGAGCAAGCTGCATTAATGTTAAAGAATGGATTTGCTTTTACTGATAGCGATGTTAATACTTTCTTAGGTTTAGATACCGAAACATTTAGCGCAGTTGATAAGGAAATTGAGTTAGTACAAATGTTTGAAAAGTTTAGTGAAAGGCTAGATGATTATGATGTAATTACAAGCAAATCTCCTAAAGGTTTTAATCAGTTTGCAGAGGAAGTAGTTTTAAGCCAATTAGAAGCCGATATTTTGAATCTAATTAGTAAAGACAAGCGAATCACTAGCGAAACGATTGCAGAGTATTTAAAGCAAGATAAAGCGGTTATAGATGCATCATTAAAAAACTTAGCTAGTAATAATGTTATTTCTACAAAAGAAGTTAAGGTAGGCGAAGATGTTGTTATCGAAAGAAAAAAAACAGATGTTAAATTAGATAAGCCAAAAACAATTACTTTGTCGGTTGCTTATACTTATGCAAAAAGACCTGATGCAAAAGGAGATACTATTATTTCAACATCAAGACCATTCTGTGTAAAGATGGTAGAACTTGCACAAACAAGATTGTGGAGTAGTGCTAACATTCAGCAAATGAGTGTGACATTAGGTTATTCAGTATTTGACAGAGTAGGTGGTTTTTGGAATAATGATGGAACTATTGAGACACATTGTAGGCACGAATGGAAACCAGTAATAATTCAAAAGAAAAAATAAATGAGCGCAAATATACTTTTTATATCGGAGAATTTAATTAAGAGTAGAACTGGAATAAGTGATGCTATTGATGGTAAACAATTAAAGCCACATATTAAAGTAGCACAAGATTTATACCTTCAACCTGCTTTGGGATCAACTTTATATTTGCGTTTACAATCAGGTATTGAAGCAGGTAATTTATCTAATTTAGAGAAGTCTTTATTAGATAATTTTATTAC